GATGGCACAAATGATTTCAAGATGAGCAAGTTCGTTGTCCAGTATTCGGTAGAAGTAACGTGAAACCGCCTATTTTCAAGGGTTTCCGAGATTTTTATATCTCGTATTTTCGTCTGTTTTTATCAGAATTTATTGCCGGAAAACTCCCAATTTCCGGACGAGTTTCTACCTATAATAATGCTGATCAAAAAACGGAGCTTGCATCCGGTCATCCAGACTGTTTGCAGACTCCGCTTTTTAAATTGGTGCTATTTCTTCACAATCCGGATCTGAATTGCTTCAATTCCTTTCCGGAATCCGACAGAACCAGATGCGAATCCGGCAGCTACCCAACCAGTCCAACCAACAGTCTGGATGTGAGTCCGGTACTGGAGCTCATAGCCTTCCGGCAGTCCCTCGATTTCTAGGCTGATTGCTTCCAGGCGCTTGCTCTGCCCCTTGGATCCGATCATGGTTTCTTTAGTGATATAACCAAGATCTACCCAACCGGTTCCCTGAATATGGCATTTACCTTTCAGTCTTAAGTCCACTCCCAGCTTTCGAGCAGCTTCTTCCAGGCTGATCCAGAGCGCTTCAAGTCGTTTACCGAATCCGGTCGTGCCTGCAGTCTGGCCGTCTCGTACCTCTGGACAGTCTCCAATGGTCTGACAGTGAGCTCTGTATTTGACGCCCATGTCGTTGATCGGATCTCCGGGAATCTGCCTTGGTCCATTCCCAGTAGATGAACCACCACCAAGGATTTCGCTTGGAAAGTCACGGTACACTTCGTTCATGTCTACCCGGCCGTTAATGCCTGGAACGCTTCCGGAACTGCTATACTGCCACATGTCATAGGATCCGGATATACCTACCGGTTTCTGGCTGCTATACCGTGCAACCCACTTGGTGAAACGATCCAGTCTGTTCCCGATATATTTCTGGTACCAATACTGGCCGGAATAGATGCCGCACCAGTAACCGGCTGCCTCGACAATATCCCCGAAGACGATTCCGTTCTGGACTGCCACGGATTCTGTGCCACGCTGCTCCAAATCGTAATAGATCGGATAGGACATCTTGCCTTTATACGGAGCAACCAGTCTGAGGGCATGCGCCGCCTCGCTCTTAGCCTGTGCGGTATTTTTAGCGTAGGAATAGATATACACGCCCCAAGGGATTCCCAAACGTGTACACTCGTCTGCGTTTCTCTTAAACTGCTTATCGTCCTGGGATGCGATATTGTCTCCGTATCCGCATCGGATAATTGCACCCTGAATTCCGGCCGCTTTGACCTTGTTCCAGTCGATCACACCATTGTGATAACTCACGTCTGCGATTAATTTACTCAAACCAACCGCCCTCCTTCAACTCTGCTTTCTTCTGTTCGATCTCTTCCGCATACTCTGTCTCGAATTTCTGAGCCTCTTCCAGAGTCATTTCCTCCAGTTCTGCTACATGCTCGGCAGAATATCCGTAAGCGAAACTCTTTACGATTTCCTGAATTGTCTGCTCTGTCATTTTTATTCTCCTTTCCGTGCGACGTCGCACATAAAAAGAGAGCCAACATTTGGCTCTCTAAAAAATGATTGATATTTACTAATATATGCCATATAATACAAGTAGAAAGAGCAATCGCCCACAAGGTGGGTTGACCTCGAATTATATGGTATATAGAATCACCACTCCTTCGCTCGCCAAAGTTCCGGGGTGGTTTTTCTATGCCTTAAAACATTATCAGCCACCCTGCAACACGATTGCTCTGAATCTATCTTATCATCATTTCTGCGTTACTTCAATTCCTATTCTTCCTCCGAACTGCACTCCGGAATACCGGCCACACTTGTCAGTAATGACAGTACCCCGGCCAATGCCGCAGCTGACATAACATATTTCCAGTCTACCTGGCCAAGTGCTGCCGCCGCTCCAATTCCTGCAATTGCTGCCTGCGCAACAGTCTTAACCGCACGGATCATAGCTTTCCGGATCCATTTCTTTGTATCAACTGATACCTTGAATACACAATTTTTTAACATGCCTTTTCTCCTTTCTTTTTAAGATGCAGCTCTTCAATTTCATGCATCATCTTTGTTGCCATTCCATTTCCACCGAGTTCATGATACGTCTCATACATTTCCATAAAATTCTGGTATGCATAAGACGGGATGCTCCCAAGCATCATATACTTATCATGGTATTCGATCAGCTGCACCCGCAGGAGCAGCATCGTCCCTTTTGTATTTGCAGTCCTCTGCTCATTCTCCCGTTCAATCCGTTCGTCCCGTTCCTTGGCGTCAATCGCCTTCTGTTTCCGTTGCTCCTGCAACAACCAGACGATATAACCCATCAAAGCCGTCAGAATGATCGGGAGGACGATGAGATAGGTCTGAATCATTAATTCTTTCATGCTCGCTTTTCTCCTTTTGATTAACTACTAAAAAATATCACGCTGAATTTCCACTGCTCCAATGTTTTTGCAGCACCACTGTTCTGGTAGAATCTTCCGGTGATCGTATTATTTTTTGATACTGGGATGGCGATACAACCCGACGACCAAAGTCTTGCCGTTGATCCTGTAGTGGTTTCAAAGTTCATATATTCAGCCCCATTCAATAGCAACCCGGCAATTCTTCTCACCACGCTAGAAGTTCCCATACCAGAAAATAGTCCTCCTAGCGAGACAAGTGCATACCCGTTGCTAGGTACGTTGTAAGACGCAACATTTGAAAAACTACCATTTGCTAAAGAAACATTTGTCCCAGATTTACTGTAAAATTTAGGGAGCCTGTAATGTGCTCCACCAAGTGTCTGTCCGGAACTATTGGTAACATCTCCCCCTTTTGCTTTGATGCCTCCGGTTACGTAAAATGATCCATCTGTCAGTTGCAGATACGCATCCTTATACGTCCCACTTGAATTGAACCCATACATCCGAAGCGTATTATTACAAGAACCAATATAGCCAGTCAGCCCATTGTTTCCTGATGGGAATTTAAGGTGTCCATTATCTCCGGCGGAGCCACGAGGATTGATGGTGACATCAGAGTTCATGACAGCGCCGGATTTATTCACCTTATTATTAAAAGATGTAGGAGTAATGCTCACTTTGACTTTGTCGCTATCCTGAAGTAATATCTCTCCTCTTCCTACTGATGTCCCAGCTGGTATTATATCCTGCATACTCGTCTGTGCGCCAACCGCTAGCCCATCATTTCCTAGTGTCGACATTGTTCCGTCTGAATTCGTTATAGCAATTTCTCTTAAAGATGGATTAAGCTCGATGGTTGTAATGTCGGTTAAACTAGGCATTTCATCATTGATCGCATATTCCTCTGTTTCGATTGATAATACTCCGTTTTCAATTTTCGTTAATCCCTCAAACACATACCGTTCATCTTCTTGATGGAACTTATTATTAAACACCGACCCATTAATCTCCACTCCGTTGATCTGTCCGGCATTCACGATTCCCAGATCCGCCGTAATCGCCGACAGCTGACTCACTTCGATATTTTCTGCCACGAATTTATACAACTGCCAGACACTTCCATCCCAACGATATGTAGCATTCTGGATTAATCCTTCCACGGTGCCGGTATGCTTCCACAGCATCCCTTCTGTCTTTTCTGCCGGTTCCGTATCAGATACCTCTATCTTTCCGGCATCTCCTTTTTCCCCCGGATCTCCTTTTGGCCCTTTGATATTTCCAATGTATGCCCACTTTGCTACGTCTGCCGCACCGGCACGCACACAGGCATACAGGTTGCCGGTAAATGGATTCACATACCGGTCATTGACTCTTGCGTCACTGATTCCTGACTCTGGGAAGATCATTCCGTCTGTACTGGTTCCCAGCAGCTTATCTCCGGCATACCATTCACTGCCACGGGTTCCATCCTCTCCTTTCAGCGTTGGCGTGGTCTGTTCCCCGTTTTTGTCTGTGATCGTCAGGGATGTGTCCGGATTCACCTTGATGATCGGACTGACCCCATCCTCTCCGGCTTTTCCCGGTTCTCCGTCTGCGCCTTTCTCTCCGTCGTTCACATTGCTGACCGTTACCTCATACTGTCCCCGGAAGATTCCACCGGAATCCGTTGCTTCAAACCGGTAGGTCACTTTGTCTGGCACATCCGCAGCGTTCACTGTGACCTCTGCACCTAAACTCAGTTCTTCTCCATCCTTATACCATTGGATATTGAACTGATCCGCAATGTTCAGACCACCATTCTTCACAACAGCTATCAGCGTGGTAGAACCTTCCCCATTCTTGAACACGATCCCATTACTGGAGATCACCGAACAGGTATAGACTCGATTGGCAGCGATCAGGTTGTTGACCTGCTGCAATAGTTCCGGATCCATCTGAGACTGCAGTTCCTCATAATTGGAAAATGTCGTCTTATTTTTTGTCTCATCTGTCAGGCTTTCTACCTGCTCTTTCACTCGTGCCTGCAAGTACAGTGGCGGATTGAACTCTTCGTCGATAATCGTGAAGGTATCCCCCACATGAGCATCCACATATCCTTCCACTTCATAGCTCAGCTTCGGCACGCATCCTTTCTTCAGCTCCGCCAGTGCCTGACCGTATAAGGTATTCACGTTATCCGTATCATAATTCCAGACCTTTGCGATATACCGGTCGTTGGCCGAGCTCAACAAATTGGACGGAAAGCGGTCTCTTGCCTGTGGTGCCAGAATGTTCCTGTTGCCTGCGGCGGTCATGTATTCTACGTTTCCATTTTCATCATATTCCGTCTTCGCCAGACTGGTAACGGTTAAGTTATCCCGACCAAACGGCCGGATTGCCGTAAACAGCTCCGTAATATCTGACGTCTTAGTAATGCCCTCAATATTAACACCGTACCGCAGACGTTCATCCGTCCGGTTCTGACCAATCCCCTGCACGGTGTCCGAGTGCTGCTTATAGACATTCAGCACAATCTTCTGGAGCGAAAAGTCCGGATTCAATACCGGCACAAACTCCGCCTCTGCTGAAAACACATTAGCCAGTGAAAAGATCCTGGCAAGGATCGTATCGGATCCTGTCCATTCATGGCTGATCCGTTTGTCTGATACCTCATTAATTCCCAGCGTGACCGTCTTCTCCCAGTCAAATACTGCCAGGTATTCCGCAAAAGACATGGCTTTCGGTGCCTTGTATGCCGTGTTCTCTTCATTGAGCAACTCAAAAGACAACGAGTACGCCATTACGTCCACAATTTCCTCATCCTGCGTGGACTGGACAATGTTTAAGTAATAATCCCGGCCGTCTTTCTGGAAAGCCAGCTTGTTTCCTACGGTCAGATACTGAGCGTCCTCATGGTCTGCCGGTGCCTTGAATGAAAAGGTATTTGCCGTCCCTTCCAGGTAAGAATGTAGCTCGTCATCATAATAATGCAGCGCATCCGGTGCTTCATTATCCATGCGCGCGCACACCACATCATGCGTGCTTAGGATTGTTATTCTGATTGATTCCATTTATATATACGCCTCCCTTATTCTTGCTGTGATCGTCGGGGCCGGACTGCTGAAGGAAGAATAATAGAACCGCACTTTCGTTTCTCCCGGCGGCACCTTAAAAAATTTGGAACCCAGCACTTCATCATCCAGAGACGGGATCCCATCCACATAAACCTTTGCGGCACTTCCCTCGATGCTGACCTTACTTCCTGCCCGGTACCGGTTTGGAATATCATACAGATAGGCCACGTTGTCTTTTCGGAAAAAGGTGTCCCGAAAATACATTCTGGTTACAAGGTTATTAAGTCCACGATCTCCAAACTGCCCGGCGCATAACGTCAGTGTTAACGCCTTCGTATTCTTCAGTGCCGGATACCGGAACTGATATTTCTGTCCTGCAAAATAGAACTCAAACAGTTCTCCCATCTTCCGGATATAAATGTTAGAACCTCCGTTTCCGGTGCTTGACCAGTTGGTCGGCTCATATTTGATTCGCTTGATCTCTTTTTCCTGCACCTGCATGACCATAGATGCCGTATTATCCGTGGTGCTCCGTTTTACGAAATGCATGGAAGCCAGATGCTTGCCACTGGCATCTCCAATAACCATCTGCAAGGTTCCGGTTTGAGGAACCAGGCCAGTCTCTGCGGCAATTCTTGTCTGCGCCAGAAAACTGGATGCGCCTGTCTGTCCGCTTGAATCAGCAGGAAGTGTGATCGTCTTCGTTGCTCCATGCCAGGAGGGACCGGAACCTACACTGGTGAGCCCCAACCAGTCCATTCCTTTTAAGACATATCTTCCCCAGGTTCCGTTCTTCGGATATTCCGAATGACCGCCATCCCACATACCCTGATTATCGGTCATGGCAGCATAGTCCTTATAATTCTTATAACTGGCCAGAATCTGCGACTTCTGCCTTGTCTCCTTATCCACCTCGTCAGCATTTCCCAGTTGGATTGCACCATACTCTGACACAATCCCGAGGTAACCATTTTCGTGATTGTGAGTAATCTCGTAATCCACTGCCGCCGAAACCGAACCGTCATTGACGATCGTCACTTCCAGAATCCCGTCACTGTTTGCCTCCGCCGTGAAACTCTTCTCGTCCACTGCATATTTATGTGGATCCGTGCAGTAAATCACAAAGGTTCCCGTCACATTTAGCTGACCTTCCGGTACACTGCCGACACCTTTCTTTGTCCCGATAAAATACTTGTCCGGCTCATCCAGAAAGACCAGTCTTGCCTGTTCAAATTCCAGAAGCGCGCACAGCTTGTTGTATCTCTCCCGAAACTCTCTTGGCGAAGAAGACAACAGCTGATACGTCACCGTAATTTCTCTGGGCGGTCTTCGCTTGTATCGGTACTGAGAACCGGTCATGTGGCCGATCTCCAGCTCCCCAATCTCAGACTCTAGCAATTCCCGGCCGCTGACGCTCAGCGTGGTATAGCCTGCGACCTCATTCTCTATATAAGTTCCATTGATGCTCAGAGCCTCCGCCGGGAGACTCTGGCTTTCCGGATCACCGATCGTATCTGTAAATTTATACATCCTGTGACCTCCTATCGTTTTCCTGTGATATACTTCCTGACTTTTGCGTCATTATTGTTCTTTTCCTGAACATATCTGGCAGTGCCGTAGCCGACCTCACGACCATCCATTACGCTTGTCACCTCTGCATTGACATAGATAACCGGAGTATAACTGTATTCGCTGCGCATTTCTGCTATCGGCACAGAATAATTGTTCATTCCAGCTCCTACAATTGCGGGGTTGTCTGGAATTGATACCAGACGCGCAGATACCTGTTCTACATTTCTTTCCATCGACTCAATACCGATAGCGAATCCCTCTCCGATAAATGCTCCCAATTTTCGGAACACTCTGGAGGGACTTCCAATCTTCGCCTTTGCAATAACAGCCTGTTCTGCTGCTCTTGCCAGTTGTGCGGCTACTGCCTGCACAGTTCCAAGCGTCGATCTCATCCCGTTAGCAAGTCCGATACCGATATAATATCCACAACTATACGCTGCGGACGCCGCACCTCTCAGCATTGACAATGCAGAATTAACTGCATTCGATGCGATCCCAGGCAACTGTGTAAATCCTGGCCTTGCCCCATTGAGGACACCATTTCCAATCCCTTTTCCTGCTACCTTTGCCTGATTCATTGCTGTCGTCAATGCGGTCTGCAATTTTGTCATAGACTGCTGTCCTGAAGATGCAATCTCTGCCAGTGAGCTTCTTACGGATGCGGACACCGGGACCATGCCCTGCATACTTGCAATGGCGCTCTGCGCACCTGCCGCAACTCCCTGAAATGATCCTGAAATGCCTGATAATGCATTTCCGATTCCGCTGATCGCAGATGCCGCTCTTTCTGACGAACTTGCCAAAACAGAAACACCTGCAGCCATCACCAGAATTCCTGCAGCTGATGCACTGATCGATGCTGCCGCAGTCATAACACCTGTTGCGAATCCGAGCATCGATGTGGCTGCCTGTGGTAACGATGAGGACAGCGTAGTTACCGATGTAATAAATGGCTGAATTGCTGTCCCGATCGCATTCATTCCACTCACCGCTACCATTGCAGACGCTGCAATTAATGTAAGCCCTGTTCCGATCGCTTGAATCCCTGTGCCGGCTTCTGCCATGCCACCAGACACTGCCGTGATTGCTCCGATTCCAGTTGCAACCGCTCCAAGCGACGCAGCCATATCAAGCAGAGACAATTTCGTCAGTTTCTCCACGCCTTCCGCCAGTTTTTTAAATCCTTTTCCGGCATTCAATGCAGCCTCTCCGATGGAATCAAAGATTCCTGCCACAGAATCCAGTACTCCGGATATCGCATCACCAACCGATGTTACCACTTCCGAAATCCCCTGGAATACATCACTGATGACTGTCCCAAGGTTCGTTACCAGTTCTGACAAGCTGTCTATAATCGGACTGATCTGACTAAGCAGAGTTGTAAAGACTTCTGCAATACTTTGAACCGCCGCTGACACAGACTCTACAATCGCCTGTATGTTGGGAATGAATGGAGCCAATGCTTCCACGATCTGCACAATCGCATTCGCTACGATCTGAACGCACTGCGTAAAAACAGTTCCGATAATTTGAACCACCGGAGCCAAAGCTGTCACAATCTGGCTGACAGCACCACCAATCGCAGTGATAATTGATGAAAACGCCACTCCAAGTGCTGTTACTAATGGAGATAAAGCTGCAAAAGACGCTGCAATTGTTGGCAATACCGGTGACAAGATCAACAGTGCATTTGCAAGTGATGTAATCGCCGTACCCACAATCTCACTGATAGCCTGTCCCAGAGCCGTTATGAACGGAGCGCAGTTTCCGACTGCCGTTCCGAAACTGGAGATAATCTCCGCAACTCCGCTTCCCTGTGTTGCCAGAAGCGTCATGGCCACTACAACAATTCCAATCGCCGCACCTAATGCAAGGATATTTACCGGATTCGCAATCTTCAGCGCCTGTCCAATTCCCCGGAACGCCGTGGAAATACCGGTTCCGATTCCTTTTGCTGCTGTCGAGATTCCCTGTCCAACAGACTTAAACAGCGTTCCGATACTCTCGATCACCTGAGCGATTTTTGACTTTGAATTTGTACATGCCTTTACTGCATCATCCGTTCCTTTTTCCGCATTCTTCTTAAAAGACTGAAACGGATTAAAGGATTTCAAAAACTTGAAGGCCGTAAAGCCACCTTTCAGTCCAACGATCCCTGTCAGAATTCCTTTGATCTGTCCAGGACTCAATCCACTCACAAACTTCGCAATCGCACTGACCGCATTTGATGCAGCTTTTACGATATTTCCAAAAGCCTTTACGATCTGATCGAACACTCCTGTACTTTCCAGTGATGCGATGATATGCTGCACCGCTTTTCCTACATTCTGAAACGCTTTGGACAGCGCCTTGATTGCACCTGTCTTTGCAAAGGTTTTTCCCAATCTTGAAAACACATCCCCCACATTCGACAGATTCTTGATCCCGTCCGCCACCTTATTCAGCACACTCTCCGCCGTGTCTCCGAACTTCTTGATGGACTCCCTCATGGTCGGGAACCCATTCTTTTTCAGCATCTCGTCCACTGCGTTGATAATACTTAAGGTTCCACGGGTAACAGCCGCTCGCATGTTATCGAAGGTGCCGCTCCAGCTTGCACCGGCTTCTTTCGCCGCTCCAGAGATCTTCTGAACTCCATTTGTTCCTTCCATCATTGCAGTTTCCACCGTAGACAAGAATTCATCTGCCCGGATCTTGCCTTTTGACAGATCATCCTGCACCGATGCAGAGTCTCGTCCAACAGCCTTTGCATACATTCCGACCGCATCGATTCCCACGTCAAACAGTCGGTTCAGCTGATCCATCTCAACCGTTCCCTTGGTTCGCATCTTACCGATTGCGTCCGCTACCATTTCCAGCTGTTCATTGGTGCCTTTGCCGTAAAACGCTACCGCATCTGCCCAAGCCCCCACTGACTTCGTCGCCGATTCCAGACTCATACCACGGGTCACAAAGTTCTGCGTTGCTTTCGCTGCCGCATCCAGACCGTAGGCCGTTCCCTTAGTGATGCCCTTTAATTCTTCCAGTGCACCACTGGCTGCATTTGCATTTCCCGTGATGGTCGTGATCGTTCGGTTGAACTGCTCCATGGTGTCCTGTCTGCTAAACGCAGAGGAAACGGAACTGGACAGAAGATTTGCACCGGCGGAAAGTGCCTTGAATACTCCGATGCCGGCGGCAATCCTGCTGATGGCTCCGGTGGCTTTATTTACACCGTCAGAAATTCCGCTGATGCTCTTTTGTGCACTGCTGAATGTGCTGGAGAAATTCTTGTCCACCGCACTGAGTACCGCCTTTACACTATAACTTTCCGCCATGCTCTCCCCTCCTTCTCATATATTCTCTATACCTCGCCGCTGCTGAATTGGTTTCGTCCTGCTTTTCTTTCTTTCCCTTGAATCGATCCAAGATCTTCTCATAGTCGAAGAACTGCTTGAAGGTCCTGTAAACCGGCTTCGTCTTCTTTCCGGATTTCCGTTCTGCCTTCACTTCACGGTTCAGCCATGCCAGCTCGTGTAGATGGAACTCCGTATCGAACTGGCGCAAGTTATAAGCCTCCATCCGGATCCGGTATTCATAGAAACTCATTTCCTCTGCCTCTTTCAGGGTTCGAATTCCAAGTCCCCGGAAACAATTCACCAACAGTTCCTGATACATTTCTTCCGAACTTTTCTCTACGCTACTGTCTTCCCGTTCTCCAGATCTTCCAGATTCTCCAGATCTTCCATAAGATTCTTTACTTTCAGACGAGTAGCATTCGAGTTTTTTAACTCTTCCAGAACCTCCGCAAACAGCTTCTCGATATCCTCATGGTTCTCCACGTATTCATCCACGCTTTCCTGATTCGGGCGTTTCTTCTCCGTGCAGGTGCTGAGATACAGAACCTCGGACAGCTTTGTCGTGTCATATCCCATCAACAGCGGAACCATCATTTCCAGACCCGCCCCAAACTTCATGTTCTCCCGTTCCACTTCGTACTTTTTATCCAGTTCCCTGATGAATTTGATCCCGAAATGGACTTCATACTCTGTGCCTTTAATCTCCATTACCATAGTGTTTTCCTCCAATCAAAAAAGGGCGTGTCTCTTACGCCCCTGTCTTCTGTGTATCTGTGAACACATAGTCTGCAGCTTCCTGCTGTTCTGCTGTCACCGTCACATATCCTGTTTTTCCGTTTCCGTTACATCCAAAGGTCAAGGAAATCTCCACCATGTCCTCTGCATTGGATGTTTTTTCCAGTTCTGTCAAGAATCCCTGGAAATACATGCCCTTGAATTTACCGGAATTTGTGGTCGTTCCCTTTTCTTCCAGATTAACTTCCCAGATCTCCAGAAGCTGGTCGTTATCCAATGCGGTTTCCAGTTTCTCAATCAGAGTGTCGCCCTTGGATAAGATGCTGGTGGCAGTAATCTCTACCTCTGCCACGCCAGGAGTCCGAATGGAGCCGTCCTTTGTAGCAGTGGAATCCGCATCCTTGCTCTTTGTTCTTCCGTTTTCTGTGGTAAATGCAAGCTGCATGGCATCTTCGGTTGCCGATTCCTCTTTTACCCGATACAGATAAATGATTTTCTTTCCCTGTACCGCCTCTGCAAATAACTGCAATTTGCTAAATCTCATATTCTTTTCCTCCTTAGCTGAATTTAAATTCTATGTTTAATATTCCATGTAACAATGCCTCACTGGTGGTGTTGTCCGGCAGAATTTGCTGATTCACGTCTCCCACTGACCAGGCATGATTCTCCGTATGTTCCAGAGTCCGGCTGATCTGCTTGATCATCAGCAGACACTTGGAAACCGTCCCTCTCTGATGCGGTTCGTTGTGCCAGACATTGATTGTCTGATAGACGGAGCCGAAGATTGCCGTCTTGTTTGCCGCATCAACCTGTTGGGATTCTGCCAGATACACAAACGGATAAGTCGTTCCTTTTGGCGGGAGCACTCCGTCATACACAGAAATTCCTTCCTGTTCAAACGCCTTACGTAACTTCACCAGCAATGAGCTGAATAATTCCTGTTGTGGATCCATCTGTCTTTCCCTCACTTCACCAGTTTTTTCATATCGTTTACAAATTTATTTTTCTGCTCATTGAATGCCGGTCCCACAAAGGGCTGCGCATCCATATACCGGGTTCCATATTCCTGATAGGGCGCATACTCTACCGTCGGCGCAATAGTTGCCGTCAGACCGGAATCTGTCAGATCCAGACCAATACTCCTCCGCAACGTTCCGGTATCCACCGGAGCTTTTTCCTGTGCGTTTCTCTGGAGATCTGCACCATTCTTCTGCACCACAGTCCGGACAGCTTTCAGATCCATCCTCTTATCCAATCCGGTTCTCAGTTCGTTCATTCCTGTGATCTTTATCTTCACTCCTGCACCTCCGACACCACATAGATCTGCTTTATCCGGAGCCTCCGGCTCATATCTACGGTGTACAATTTTTCACCGATACGGATACGGTCAAAAGGATCGTCATAATGGTTCTGTAGCTGGATCGTCAGACTTCCCTGACTGATCTTTCCGTACAGAAGCTTCATCCGCTCCTCTCCGGTATCCTGAATAGCCGCCATCTGTTCCACTTCTGAGATCTTTGGAACGCCGTAGTTTCCGGTTACAGGATCATAGACTCCCGGCTCGACCGTTCTCATATAGATTTTGGTGTCATATCTCATAGGAATCTCACCTTACCCTTTGATGCATCCTGTTGTCTGTCCAAAAAATCCTGAATATCGTCACGATACCCAGAGAAATCATCGGTGGAAAACGACTGACTCTCCCCTTCAACGGTATGCGCCGACAAGCCTTCGGATCCAATCCGGTTGTATCGGATCACAGACACTTCCAGGATGATATAGTTCAGTTCTTCTGGTGGCTCGATCCCGCCCAGCAGACTCTTCAATCGGCTCTTTGTTCCTGACAGAATCAGGTTCAGTCGCTTGTCCAGCGCTTCGTCCGTTTCTTCCGGCAAGCCAAGCAGACTTTTTAAATCTTCCAGCATCTTCTCACCTCCATCAGGCCTCTGTTGCTTTTGCAGGATCCGTGTTCGGTTCTGCCCTTTCTGACTGTTCCGTTTCGTCCTGGATCTTCGCAATCAGAGGCATCCCTCTTTTATTGTCTGATCCGGACAGTTCTCTCAAGCGCTCCTCTGACACCGAAATACCCTCTCGGGGGAAAATGTCCCCCGGATGATATTCATGATCCGCATCATGGAGATCTGTAAAATATTCCATCACCTGATACATGCGAATTCTCCTTAATCTCCAGCATTGACTGTAACAGCCACATCACCGGACTTCACGGCTTTGTAGTTCTGATCACATTCCACTACAGTAATGTGGTGTGTTGCCGTGGAGCTAATCTCGGATTCTCCATCCCATTTGCTCCAGTTTTTCACATCCATTCCGTAAGTCACGGAAGTAGCAGATGCCGCATCCTTATACTTCCAACAGTTTCTCGGAGACTGCAGCTGTTCTGATACAGACAGCTTTGTCTTTCCTGTCTCGCTTCCTGCTTTTGATGTTACGGTCAGGGTTCCAAGTGTCTGTGTATCAGCTCCGCCAACTGCAATATACGCAATGGCATCCTGATATTCACAGAACAATCTCAGGCCCATGATCGCAAACATGTCAGAAATTGCTCTTTCATAAGTGCCCTGAGCATGGAATCCAATGAAACCAGTCTCAGGATCTGTTGTATAAGACAGTCCGGCTCTGACAAATTCAGAATCGCCCGGATCAACATAGTATGCAACCAGGTTGTTCAGCGGAGTCGCTACAACTACATTTTCCGGAATCTCAGAAGAAACAAACACGACATCTGCTCCCATGAAATCCGTCACATACTTAAATCCAAAAGCGGTCTGAAGAGTAATGTCAGCAGCACCGACGTATTTATACACGTCCAGTGTGTTCACCCAGAGCGCCACACCAGTTGCAGTTCTCTTCATTTTCTGGAACTTGTCCACAACTTTTCCGATCGCCATAGCAGCAGCCATCTGCCAGGTGGATTCGTGCCCTACAAGAGAGCCTGCTTTCAGCTGCGTGTAGAATTTTCCAGTTACCACATTGATCAGATCAGACTTGAATTCATCATCCGTGGACTGAACTGCAGCATCATAGCCTTTTTCTGCAATCGCTTCCAGAGATACTCCCTTTCTGTACTTTTCGATGCGGATTGTATCGAACGGCACTTCTTCCACCTGGTACTGAGACAGCGGAATTTCATCTCCTTCCGCTACCGCACCGCTCTGCAGTGTTCCGGTAACCTTTTTGGTCTTTAAAGTAGAACCATTCTCCTTTTTGATCATTCGGGTAATACCCATAACATCCAGCAACGCCTGTAAGTCTTTGCTAAAAGATGTTACAAAATCAATTTCTCTCGCTCTTGTCTGAGCCTGTGCTGTCCCGGTCATATTGTCCGGAGCTGCAAAAATCTGTAAACCGAATTTTCTATTCTTATTCATAATCTTCCTACCTTTCTTCTATTGAAATAATTCCAGATTTTCAGCAATCAGTTTCTGTCTCTCTGACGGATTCTTAATTGCCAGAATCTGTTCTTTTGTCATAGTTCCCTTGCCACCTGAACCTGCTCTTGGAGTTTTCCCCTTTAAAGTCTGCTTTACTTCGGCCAGAACTGCCTCTTTAAACAGCTTCGCAAAAGACTCTACCGCTTTCTTTGTTCCATCAGCATCGTCTGTGATCAGATGTCCAAGCAATTCATCTGGAAGGTTAATCTCTTCATCCTGAAGCATCTTTCTTGCAGTCTTTGCCATATCAGAACGATTTGACTGCTTCTGAAGATCTGCGAGCTGCTTTTTCAGCTTGTTCATTTCATACTCCGTCTTCTCTTCCTTGGTCATCTTCGCCAGTTTCTCCGCTTCCGACAGCTTGTCATCTGTCAGTGCCTGCCATTTCTCCTGTGCATTGGTCACTGCAGTCTTGACTGCTTTCTGGACTCTGCGGTCAAACTCTGCCTGATTCCCTTCCCCTTTCAGGAAGTCGTCAAATGACATCGAACCATTTCCATTGTTTCCTTCACCATTTCCATCCCCTGTTCCGGTACCGTCACCGTTTCCGTCTCCGGATCCGCCGTCGTCTCCATCACCTTCCGCAAACAGCTGCAAATTGGTCATTGGAATTCTCCAACCACCATAAAAGTTGTTCATGTGTTTCATATATTTATCCTTTCTGGCCCACCCCATTCACTGAAGCCCAGGGCATTCCGTCGAACCATAGTTTTACGTCATTTCGGACACACCCGTTACACGATCCGGACATACTCCGGAAACTCATAGGACACCATACAGATGCCAATGAAAAAGGAATCCACCAGAAGACAACCTTCCTCTGACAGATTCCTGCATTTTATATCAACCCATCCGGGCGACATTTCGTATTTAATTTTATCTGCTGATAAGTCTTCTAACGACTGGATCAGCGTCTGCGTCAGGACCGTAATCGCAGCACATACCACGTCGGATCCTTCCGGTGCATAATTTGCATGACCGGATATCGTAATTCCATCCAGCCTCACGCTTACCTCAATCAAATCACACCACTCCTTTTTCTTCCGGTCGTTCCCTGCCGGTGGGAGATGTAAGGATCACCGCCTCTCTATTGACATCCGATTCCCGTCAAAATGTATCGCATCCCCGATTCTTGCCACTTCATCGCCAATCCTCACTCCCTTCAGTACAGATTTCCCGTCATCGAACGTATACAGAAACTTCACTCCTTTGTAGCTGATCCGGTTCGCCAGCCACTTCGGAGCAATCCGATCCGCCACATCGGTCACGATGTACGTCGCTTTCATCGTCCTGTCCGTGCCAGGATAATGATGGCAATGCAAATGATTAAAATATTAATGGTTGATGTTGCCATGCTTCTCGCCTCCCTGTCTGAAAATCTCCGGATTATCCCGAATCAACATATACAATGCATTTCCCAGCTTTTCTACTTGCTTTTCTTTTAAACCGATAGAATACATATCATCCAGTCCGTGCAACATTTCATGGCAAAGCGTTGCCTCCTGCTGTTCCACAGACACACCCTCCCGAAGCAGAATCTTTTCTTCCAGATACTGAATCTGTCCATATAACTCTTCCGCTCCATCGTGCAGTTCCTCTCGTCTTTCGATCTTATAATTCTTATACAGAATTTTGACTGACTTTGGTATATTCACTTTATCTCTCCTCATTAAAGAATCGGTATTTATTATCTGTTGCTCCATTTGGAAGAGTCACTATTCCTTCCCCATTTCTGGTTTTCGGGATAAAGGTTGTCGCAACTTTTATTTCCGCAATTTCGTTCGGCTTGAGCGAAATTGTAATATCTACTCCGGTTTCATACTCATAATCTCCGGCAATTTCTTCGGCATTATCAATCAATGACTGTCCGCAGCTTTTTACCGCTTCAATCCATCTTTCTTGTGTTTCAGGGTTTGTTTTCATGGTCTTACCTCCTAAAAATGCACATAAAAATACCACCGGTCTCTCGACTGGTGGTAACTAAATCCCTCTAACTCCTCCGTAAATACAGCCTTTTGTTTTGCATTCAACGGCTATAGAATTACCTCTTTTTTCGCGAATAATCTCATTTCCACAACGGGGACAAATTACTTTTTTATCCGGATTATTCAATTTTTCATATAGCACCTTATAATCATGCTCATTCATCGTAACCATAAATAAGCCTCCTTGCTTCTTTATTGTATCTAACTCTGACTCCCGCTTCTTTTGCCCTATCATACGCATCAAGCATTAACATTCTTCTTTCTTCAGCACTTAAATTTGGAGCGTTTAATGCAGCACATTAACTTGCTCTAAATTCATCACGCCAATCACCAACTCTAAACTGTGAAGGATGATTTTTATAGTGTCCATAACTCTTTAAGTTTTTTTGACATTTGCCCGAATTCCTTCACAAATCATAGTCAATGACTCCATAGCCTCCGAATCTATCAAGATTTCATTTTCTGCATCAGAAAAGTTCTTTATTTTTTCTCGAACCTCTTTTTCAAACTCAAGCCATTCTTCCGCATTTCCCTCGAATTCGTATATTTTTCCAATTAATTCATCCACACTCATATCATCTGAATGATTGTTCATGTTAGTTCTTGCCATTTTACGCCTTCTCATAAGTATTCCAATATTTGACCAAGCATATCCCCAGCACCGCTTTCTTCAAAGTCACGCTTTTCCTCATCACTTGAATATTCCCATGCTTCTTCTACTTCCTTTTCTACTCTCAGCCATTCCTCATCCGTTCTATCTCCTTCAAAAATCATTTCTTCTAGCTCTTTAAGGCTTTTTGACATTTCTAATCTCCTCTATTGATTTGAGTATACGCTCCTTTACGGATAAATCCTTTTCTTTATTTGCTAATTCTATCAGCCATTGTTCTCTATTTTCAATGCCTGCATTAAAATAGTCCACTGCGAAATCATAGTCTGACACATAATAGTTCGTAGTTCTTGCTATATCTCTTAGTGGCTCCACCACTCTTTTATATGTCCTCGTATATTTTACTCCATATTTATTACATAACTCTTCTGCAAGCATCTCACATGCATTTTCTTCAAACCATTTATATTTTCGATATGCTCTCGTATTATACAAAACAGATCTCGTATGCAAATGTTCGTGAATTACTGTTTTAACTCCAGCACCCGATCTCAACAATATATCACCATTAGATTTGGTTCTTCCAATAGCTCTTGGTAAATCTTTACGTTCTACAACCTTTGTTATTCCACTCCATTTGCTGCTTGGAAGATTTAATGAATCAAGAAAATTATTTACTTGTAAGGACATCTCCTCCAAATTATTAGGCATATTCCTTGGATCAGTAAATAAAGCCCCTTCATCTTCTGGTTCAATTATATCACTTCTACCACTCTTTGCAACTGAATTTCTCTCCATCCACTCCTCATAGCTCAATCCATGCTCTTGATACGTATCTAGCCATTCATTATAGCTGTCATCGTCTATATAAGCAGATACAGAGCACCGGCAGTTCGGATGGATCGGCGGAGCATTGTCTCCCGGCATCATCTTCGACACCTCGAAGTGCTTTCCGTTCAACGACTGACAGGAGCCACAGGCACTTCCCAAAGACAGGAACGTATACTGCTCATACCCGTTCTTTTCAAAGGACTGCTTCTGTGCATCGATCTGGACTCTCGCCAGTTCTGTCCGCATCAGACGTTCTGCCACGTACTTACATGTTCCGAACAGCTTCTGAAGATGTGTCGCCAGCTGTCTGGGATTCTTCCCCTGAATTAGCCCCTGCCTCAGGAGCTTGTCCAGCTCGTTCCTCATCATGTCCTGATACAGCCAGATCCTCTCCGAATAGGTCGCATTGTGAAAAGAACCGTTGACGATGGAGCTGACCATCTTCTCATTGTTCTGGACTGTTCCGCCAAGGATTCCGGCCTGACGCTCCAGTTCCTCTTTCGTCCGGTCCGTCAGGATCTCCTCGTTGTACTTTTGCAGCTCGTCGAACCCGGAAACCAGCTCCAGACCGATGTTTGCTTTCAGCAGTTCCAAGCGATTGATCTTCATGGTGGCATTGTACAGACGCATCTCCTCATTTGCCTGCTTGGAGAAGTTCTTTTCTTTCACATACTTCTTCGCTTTCCGGGCAAATTCTTCCACGTCAGCGGACTTGATCCGGCGCTTCGCCTCCGCAAGAGAAATACCTTCCTGCCTAGCATACTTGGTATAGAATCCATTGATCTCTCTCTGGATCTGATCTGCGGTATAGTCCAGAATGTCATGAATATGCTGTACATACTCTTCTTCGGTCAGAAGATTCTTTTTCAGGTTCTCTTCTTCTCTTTTTCGCCAGTATTCGGTACTGCTCTTACTCTTCTGTACGATTTTCTGTGCCATCTCCATCACCACCGGTTCCATCGTTATTCAATCCGAACAACCTCGTCAGATCAGAAGTTCCGGAACTCTCTTTCTTCTCATCATCCATTCTTTTGATCTCTTCCGTTGTGTTATCCACAATCGAAAGAACACCCAACTGCGTCTCCTGACTCACAAGTCCATCTATATTCCTTGCAATTTCAGCTTCTTCCTGCAGGTTTGCCGGGAAGTTCGGTGTGAAATGCGGATGAATCTTCACCCAGGCATCTTTTTTCATTCCAGAGACCGGATTTGAAAAGATTAGCCGGTATCTCCGGTTCATTCCGGAAGTGAATTTCCGCTCCTTGGTCTTTTCCAAGTTGCTCATGGCCTGCAGCTTATACTTCATAGCAATTCCAGAGCTCGTTCCGAAGTTCTCATCCGAAATATTCGCAACCATGCTAATCTGGAAGATAAGCTTCTCTAATCGATCAATCAGATGTTCCTGCGTTGTGTCTCCGTCCGGCTTCTGTAAGAAATCCACAATCACCTGCTCCGCATCTCCGTCAAAATTGATGATTCGGTCATCTCTCACATGCTTCAATTCATCTTCTTCTAGCAGAGGGCCTAAGATCTTCAGGTAGGCATCCGCAAAATAATCCACATCATTTGCCTTTTCGCTGATAGCCTTGTTATAGGCATTGATCATGGTCAGCACCGGCTCAAAGATTCCCATTCGCTCCTTGTTCTCAACATACTCTGTAGCAGGCACTCCGTCAAAGCCATGCAGCTTCTCATCTTCATCCCAGACAAGCTTGCCTTTGATTGTGAACCAGCGTACTTTTTCTTCGTCAGACAGGCTACCGTGCAGAACCTGATCTGCATCAACGTACAATCTCACAAAATAGCGTTCTCTTTGTAAGACGGAATCATCGTAGATCACGAAAGCATCCATCGGACTCAGGTAAGTAATGCAGATGTTGCTCTCTTCATCCACATAATACATTTCATAGCCCTTGCCAAAGATACTGCAGATCTTGGACAGCTCTGCATTGTTGTCATCCTGATCATTGTACTGATCCAACAATTCTACATAGTTCTTGACGGCTTCATCGTCATCTACCTGCAGCTTGATCGGATGCCCAATAAAAAAGCCGTTCATCGTATCCACGATATACTTGGCAAAATTCACAGCAATCCGATTGTCCGGTTTCCATTTTGGCTTTGCCGGTTCTAAGAAGATTGGATACTCCGTTTCGTAGGCATCTTGCAACTGTCTGTACCGGAAGGAACATTCAGCAGCATGCCTGGCAATAAATTCATTCAGTTTGTCGTCCGTCAGTTCTTCCTCTGACGGCAGTCTATATAAGTTCTGCATCTTACAGCCCTCCCTTGATATTTCTGTTCAGTCTGGCCGGAGCTTTTCTCTCCTGCTCAATGGAATAGCGTAGCATTGCCATTGCATCATCAAAAAATGGAACTGGTTCCTCCAGATAAGTGTTTGTACGCTCATCCTTCTTCCACTTCCATTGTTGGATTTCCTTTATGGTGTTTACACAGGTCGGGTAAATGTGGATCCTGTGCTGTTTCAAATAATCGATTTGAGCATGAACACTGTTCCGTTCCTTATTGACCGGCTTTGCCCTATATCCCGCTTTCTTCCACATCTTGATTCGATCCGGCTCTGCGGAGTCACACCACATATTAAGCCTTTTGTTAAATTTCCCCTCAGCCAACCGAATGATCTCATCCGTATCCATCTCGTACACATACAACTCACGGCACAGGAACAACTCCCCATCCTTGAATCCAACCTCCCCAATACAGTTTGCATGGTTGAAACCAAAGTCCTGTGCATTGACCATATAGTCAAAGCGTTCCGGGCTTCGATCGAATTCTTCTACGACATAATTCTTCAGGATCAGACCGGCAACTTCACCCCATTCACCCAAACCATAGACTCTGTATCCTTCAGGATCCACTTCCTTACGCCGAAGCATACGTCTGTGATACGCCTCATCAATAAACCGGTTGTTCTCGTAGGTAGACTGATGCGTCAGAACATCCGTATCTTCTCGGTCAAAGAATACTTTCTTGATCCAATGATGTGCCGATACCGGATTGAACGTCAGTCTGATCTGGTAGAACTGTCCCTGTGGAAGCTCCCCTCGCAAACGGTCATCGATAATCTCAAAATCCGACTGCGTGATCTCCGTGGCTTCTTCAATCCAGACATCCGTAAGCTTCCCTCGCTTAAAGGTAATAGATTTCAGCTTTTCCCGCTGCTTCTCATCATTCACGCCTCGGAAGATAATCTGGTTATGGTTGCTTTTGCATTCCAACAGCATGTTGGAACTGTTAATATACCAGTATCTCTTGTACTGCTCGCCAAACATACGAAAAATAGCACCCTGCAATTCTGCAAAAGTGCTATCTCTATTCGTGACATCTGCCTTCCGGACACACAGAAGATTCCGCCCCGGATCATTCATCAACCGCAGAATATAATGCTGTGCTGTATCCATACTTTTTCCGGATCCAGCAGAGCCTTTCATTACGATGTATCGTTTCTGGCTCTGATCAACCTCTTTGAAGCAGACATTTGCCTGAACATTTATGTTCATCCGGTATCACCCTTACCGTAGTCAATCGTGATGTTGAGGTCCAGATCAGTATCCATCTCCACCTTGTCAGTATACAGTCCATACCGCTTTCCAAGCAGTTCAGCAGCCTTTAGCCTGTCTTTCTCTGATGGTGCTTTCTCTATCGCCCTCGCTGTGCTGCATCCGTCGCCTATTCCTTCCACAACGATTTCTTCCGATGCGGATTCTCCACGCATGACGCTTGTCAGGTACTCGATTACTTCCTGGGCATCGGCCGTCTTTTCGTTGTGGATTTCTTCCATCCGGTCATCTATATATTTTTTAACGTTAACATTAGTTAACAATCTGCTCGCTGCTGATTTAGCTGTTTCATCACTTTTCACATTTTTATAAACTGCCTTGTAAGCCCGGGTGGCGTTACAATCAATCAGGTACTCATCACAAAATCTTTTCTGTTTTTCAGTCACTCAGACTCACCTCCCATGTTTGCCTTCCTTCCACACACAAAAAGAGACTCATTGCTGAGTCCCTTTTAACCAATACTTATAATAAAACTCTCTTTATTTTATGCTCGTACCAGCTCGTCTTCTTCACACCAAATCATATTTTCTTCGTCATGCTCTGTTTTTTCAGCCTGATCGATTTCCACAAAATATATCGGCGGTTTAGTCCCGCCATCTGTATCTATGCAAACTATCACGCCATGTTTCCCTGTTTCTTTAATTTTTACCTTGTCATATTCAGAAAACATTATTTTCCACCTTTCTTTTTCGGGTATGCCGTAATAAATCTCGGTTTTTTCTCGCCATTATCAATTTGCCATCCGGTTATTACATTCTTTTTCTTATTAATTCCCAATTCCATATCAACCGAATACGCTGTATGTCCATATTTATTTGTCTTATATACAATCGCTGGATTATTTTTTAATCCACTTCTTATATCCCTTTCAAAAGTTTTATAATTTCTCATATTATAACCTATTGAATTAAAAAAGTCAGCCTTTCCGGCGCTTTTTGTAGGATTTAGCAAATAATTTTTAAACTTTCCATGCGTGTCTATCACAGCGTTTTTATAATTAGGCAAATGTGCTTTCTTTCCGCTTGCCGATCCTCTACCACCCATCGCATCTCGCCTCGTTAAATTTCTCACTGAATGCCTTAATCCGCACAATATTTTCTGTGCATTCCTCCGGAACATTGCCGTAAAAGATAATCGTCTCCGGCTGCAAGCGTCTGACCATTTCTTTATAGCCTCGTATAAACAACTCCCTTTTTATTCTGCTGTTCTGCGTTCCCACACTGGAAACCGCAACGACTCCGCCAACAGGTTCTCCATCAAAGCACCACTCAAACGATTCTTCTGTACTCCAGCTGATCGTCGGGATCACATCCACTCCGTACATTTGCAGGTAAGCTCCTATCCAGTGTTTTCGAAAATGATTATATATCTGCAATGCCTTCGGAAAATCTGTATAGGTACTAAAATCCGGACTGCATACATATCTAAACTCCATCAGCATATCGAGATACTTGTCCGGCTGATTCCACAATCTTTGAAACTGATAGTCATCAATAAAGAAATGGCAGCCTTTATTCTGTCGCTTCTTACAGCTCTTTGCATAATTGAAGGAAATGAAATCGCAAGAATCAAAATATGTAGGTTCAATCTCTGGGATCTGAAATTCTCCCACGCCATCAAATATCATCTTTTGCTGATTTTCAAAAGTTCTTTCCTGCACATCCTCACCTCCCATTCACTCCAATAGAAAAAGGCAACCCTTTCGGATCACCTTCTTCTGAGAGCTTTTCATCTATGAAATTTTTGGCTTTTTAACATACTAACACGATTTTAGCGAACATTGCCGAACATTTTTTAATTTTCTTCAATTTTTTCAAAATATCTTTTGTTCCGCATCCGGCAGCTATCTTCTGTGTACTTGATCCGGCGTTTTGGGAAGATCTGGTTCATTTGGAGAGCGACCTGATACCATGTCAGATTATCCAGATAATATAGCCGGAACATCATCCGCAGCTCACTCTTGTCAATTCCGTCTATGTACTCCTCCACCTGGATCTGCTTTTCCAACAGGTCACTTTCCAGAAGCATCATCTTGGCTTTCCGCTTCTTCAGAAGCCCGATCCGGCGATTGATCTCCATGTTAGGAAAGCCTTTGATCTTGACCGTCCGCAGCGGCTTCTTTCCTTTCTTCCCGCAAGTCACGGAATCCGAAACAATGGTCTGGCTCAGCTGATTGATCTTTTTCTGATCATCCTGGATTCTTCTCCTCAAGTCTTTAATTTCTTCCAACATGTCTGCATACTCAACCAGAATGTTTCTTTCCATCGGTCTCTCCCTCCAAGTCCGCCTTAATATCACACCGCTCTGCCATGTACTCGATCAACGTCCGGTGCTCCAGTTGTCTCCCCTGCGCCTGCACCATACTCCCTGCCTGATATGCCGGTCTGCGAAACCGTTCTCTGGCTGCCTCGTCTACTCTCTTTTCAAAGACATCGTCCTTGCGGAGTTTATCATATGCCTTTGTTTTCTTGTCTCTTCCTCGCAATCATATCTACTTCCTTGATTCCAGGTTCTCTTCGTCAGTTACTTCACGATACGGCTCTGGTAATGGCATCCAGGCTTTCACAAGGTCTCTTGCCCGTAGTAGTCCCTGCATCCTGCCGGATGTATACTCATCAACCTTGCCCATCTACTCCTCCACCTTCCACGATCTCAATCACCTCTGCCAGCTTCAGCAGCTCACAGGGCTTGTCCTCTCCGACAATCCTCGCATACCGGCTTTTCTCCTTCAACTGCTCGATCACTGCATACCGGTCAAACGCTGTTGGCTGCTCATCAATCACCTGCAGCAGTGTCTTCCTCCCGGTCATATAGTCTGCTGACAGTCCATGCACCAATCCGTCCACGCTAATCATTCTGCTCATTCGTTCCACTCCTTCATCTTCAACCTTGTTCCCTTTTCATACACCGTGCACTCTTCTACTGTGCATCCTCGGCTGTGCTCCATAATCCCTGCATAGTCACATCCATTGACTTCTGTCCGCGCACTTCGGTACTTGCAGGACATACACAGATGCCGATCCGCATTCTTTTCGGTTTTTCCTTTCTCCGCTTCCTTTTTCTGTTTCCGGAACATGGCTGCGTAAGTCCCAACCGTTCCAACAGGGATACCAGTCTTCTCTGCGATCTCCTTGTTCTGGTAGCCTTGCTCCACCAGTTCTCCAATTATGGTTCTGCGATCTTCATGCTCGCTTTCCGGAAGCGGGGTTGATTTTCTTTTCGTTTTCATCTCAGTCTCCTCTGGCTCATCGGGGGGGGGCAATACTTTCTTCTGTCAGTTCCTCCGTCTTCTGCTTCACCATTTCTTCAATTGCCTGTTTGAATTCCGGATTTTCTACCGCCGGAACTGCGTCCACCAGATACCTTGTGTCTTCCGGTAATAATTCTTCCAATCTCTGGATTGCAACGCTCCCATCATCAAACTCCGTAAGCACTAGCACCTTTCCCCCTTTCAAAAATGCTTCCAGCGCTCCTGTTCTACTGCTTTCTCTTATCCAACTCATGCGTCCACCTCTTCCGCTTTTTCTTCAACCGAGAACTCAATGTCTACGTTCAGGATATCTTCTCCAAAAGCAAACGTTAAGCGCCCACAGCTTTCATTCCGCTTGTCGCATTCTTTCAGGATTTCCATCAAATCATGCATGAAGCCCTCGGAAAAATTAAAATCCATTCCCATTATCGTTCTCCCTTCTGCAAATTCTTCAGGAATTCTATCAGGTACGTCTTACTCTCTGCATAGTGTATATACTGCTGATCATAAGTCTCATCTCTTGTGCCGGCTTTTCTCTTTTCCTTCTCCAACAGATGGTAATAATGCTCATCACGAGGCTCGCATTTCCAACCTTGTTCCCTCTGAGGATATTCCGTAACCACCAGCCGGCTACCATCCGCAAAATCGTACTTGTAATAATTCACATCAATGTGATCATCGTAATACCATAATCCCCAGTCTTGATAGTTATTCAGCCATTCTTCTCGCTGAGTATTATTCTTAAGTTTTGGAAGTTCCGGCTGTTCTTGTTCTTCTGGTGGGTTTTCGATTGCATCCACCTCACAGATATATCCTGCCAGTGCCGCAGCCAAGATCTTCTGTTTCCGGATTCTGATATCATTCGGACCAAATTCTTCCTTAGCCATCTCCAGATATCTCCGAGCCTTTTCATTCTCTTCCCTTGCAATCTCGAGATCACTCTTGCCAGATGTCTCCTCATACAGTTCCACTGGATCCGATTCTTCTATCACTTCAGCTACCGGCTCGATCACCACATCTTCCACCAGCTCGGGTGTCTCATCATGTGCGACATCGCACATCGCATCTTGCTCAACCATCTCAGGCTTATCATCTGGCAGGATTTCCGGATAATCTTCCACATTCATCTGACCAGAAATCTGTTCTTCCGGAACTTGTTCAGGTTTCCTGATCTCCCGGATATCTTTCACAGTCATATCCGGTTTTACTTCCTCGATCTGCTTATCATCCAGATACAGCATCTCCTGCAACTGACTCTTTCCGTATTGTCGATACCGCTCATCCAGAACTGGTGAATTACCCTGGACCGAAAACCGGTCATTGATTGCCATCCACCTGGAACAGGTTGATCTCTGGATTCCATACAGGTCCTCAGCAAATTCCCAGATTGATGCATACCCATCAGCCAGATACATCTCATGATCCCGAACGTATTTCAGGTAATACCCCACAGCCACAAATTCTCTTGTCATATTCGCGATGCTTTCGAGGATAATGTCTTTTAATTCCGGATATGTAATATTCAGATACCATTTCTCTTCATTCATGCTTGTTCCCTCCGGTTCCATTCCTGCTGGATTGCTACGATTACCGGCGTCCATGTGATTGCCAGATTGTTATAAAATCTTAACATCAATGGATCGTTCTGATACTTCACACCGACCTTCCGCATATCCGCCTGGTATTGCTTCATGTCCCTGTGTCTTGTATAATCCTTATAGGCTTTCCAGATTGAATTCTGGATATCTGCTATTTTTTCATGCATAATGCCCTCCGTATTTTAAAAGTTACAGTTTTTTGACATTGTTACACTTTTTCTTAGATGGTTACATTTCGTTTTGTAACCATAAAACCGCGTATTTTCAACGTTTATCACGTTTTTTTATTACGGTTACAGAAGTTACATGCATTTTCCTCGTATGGAAAAACTTTTTATATAAAACACTCACAAAAAACTTTTTTTATATAAGAAAAGTGAGTGTAACTTTTGTAACTTTGTAACCCTTGCCCTTATTTAAACGGCAATTCTTCCTGCTCAAACGGAACATTTTCTTCTTCGTCACCTATCTTCACGGGACTGAATCCATCCCTGTCTTCGAATTCATTCAGCTTCAGCCAGACGCATCGCACAGATCTTCCGTCGATCTTTTTGACCTTTGTCTTATTCGTTCCATCCGTCTGAATAAGCCCCTGCCGATCCGCCCAGTTCATAAACGCTTTGTAGGAAAACTCTCCATTTCTGCACAGATCTTTTACTGCCTGAGGGTGCATCACAGCATATCCGTCCTCCAGAACGCCCCATTGCTCCATATTGACCGCCGGATCGAATCTCTGGTGGTTCATGCTGATCTTATCAATCAGGTATCGATAGCAGCGTTCATGCTCCGAGACTTCACTCTGACTGGCAAGAAGACTCCTTGCATCTTCCAGGTCGATATACTGGCCATCATGAAAAATGTGCTCTGTGGCAATCTTATCTGCCGTCAGAATCACAGAAAGCGCAATGCTCTGCTTTTGCATCGCATCGTCCCGGTAAATTTCCTTTTGAATCTTCTGCTGCATTTCTTTGATCTCATCCACTCCCATTTCTTTCAGGATCCGGATAAACCTTTTCCCCGCAAATCCATAATTCTTCTTCAGCAGTTCTGCTGTGTATTGCGGATCTTGGAACACTTTTTCTTTACATTCCACTTCCAGGATTCGGTTGATGGCTCCGCCCTGCGTCACATAAGAACTCAACGGACGCTCCCCGTTGGTCAGAATTGCATTCTTCCACCGGCTCTCTTTTCGGATTCCCAGTTCTCTGTTGGAACGGCTTTTTCCTTTTCCGGAACACAGATCATATACTACTCCTTCGAAATTATCCCGGATCCTTGCACTGACTTTGCTGGAATCATCCAGCATCAGCGGCAGATGGTTCAACAGATCCGACCGGACTTCCAGCTGCACGTCTGTTGTCTTGAAATCTCCGATGTACATGCTGTCCGCTGGATTTGCCCAGATGGATGCCGCAAGCATCATTGCCACGGACTTACCTCCTTCCGTTTCACCCCACAGGTCCACAATGAACGGAAGGGCTCCTGTCATCCCAACCAATACGCTGGCAAAGGACGCCGCCAGGAAGAATTTAATCTCCATCCGGCCACTCTTTCGCAGTTCCAGAACATGATCCATCCACATCTGTTTATTTCCATAGCATCCTATGGATTCATAGAGCTGTTTGAACTGCATATCTCCGTCGAAAATAATGTCGGTATCGTAAGGAATAAAGTCCTGACCGATCCATCCCAGTTTCGAAGTCGATTTCTGGACTGGGATATCATCATCGTTCAGATTTTCCACATCTGACAGATATTTCACCAGCAGCTTGGCATTTTCTGATGTAACCGAAACTCCAAGCTTTGAAAGCTGAACGATCTTACTGGCAGACGTGATCATGTCTTTCGAAATCGTGATCTCCGTCCATTTATGATTCCGTTTGTAGGCTAACCGAATCTGTTCTTCACCGGTTTCTAAGTTCTTCAGTCTACCGATCGGCAGGATCGGATGATAGCATACAATGACTTCGTTGGTATAATCCTTGTTAAATGTATGAATCCCATCGTCCGAAGCGATCCAGGAACCGCACTTCATTGCTTCATACTTTCCGGTAAAGTTCGTCCAGTTCTCCAATAGACTGTTCTGTGTTCGCCTTTGTGCCTTGGATTCTTTTTCTACCCTTCTATATGCCCGGACCAGCATATCGAACTGGGATTTCACGCCCAGTTCCTTTGCCCTGTCCTGAAAAGACAGCAGCATCTGGGCTTTCTTTATCTCGTCCTCCTGCTCGAAGATCTCTATGAAGACCTCTTCTGCAAGAATGGTTTTTCTGTCATATTTACTTAATGGCTGCACAATGTTTTCCTCGCCTCCTCCTGAGCGTATACTTCATGCAGATACAGTTGGTACTGCAATGCATTGTAAGAGTCGCACCACGCATCAGAGAACGGCTCCGCCTTTCTATAACAATCCCGGTAAATATCGATCAGATCGTTATTCAGTTTCTTCTTTTCCCTGTTACGGATTTCTTCTTTTTTCCGCATCTCTCTTGCTTTTTTTGCTTTGTAGATTGCCAGCTTTGACTCGAAGGTCGGCTTCTCATAGGTTCCACCGAGAGACAGGAACGCATCTTTAAAAGAAAGCCCGTCATACATTTGGACAAATCGGAAGATATCGCCATTCGCTCCGCATCCAAAACAATGAAAGTCATGTTCGTAGATCTTCATGGACGCTTCCCTGTCTCCCTTATGGAACGGACATTGAATGAACCCAGCCCTGTTTGGCTGAGGCAGTCCGCACCTGCTTAAAATATCCCGCATGCTATATGTCTGCTTAATTTCTTCGCTGGTCAATCTCTCCATCTCCTGACAGGATTCGCATGATCTCTTTTCCGGTATCTTTCTTTTCGCAGAACTCAAACCGGACATTATAACGATCACGGATGGTGCACAATGATTTATATAACTGATTTCCGTCTACTGCCTTGGCTGATACCACATATTTTTCACGTTTTCCGTTCACCATCCGCCATCTCACTTCATGTTTTCTAGGATTCTTCCAGAACCATACGTCCTCCAGGCTTTTAATATCAGCCCCATGTTCCACCAGAATCACAAGCTGTATGCCGGCGTCAATCGCTTTCAGAAGCTCCCGTTTGAATCGTTCATGCTGCTGGCAGACATTCCCGCATAATTCCTGCAGGTTCTGCTTCCGGTCGATAATGAGCCTAGGATTATCCAGACTCATATAATCACCAACCAACAATTTGCTGGAGAAATGTTTCACACCATTCTCATCGAATGTCTTTATGATCTTACGGATAGCACGCTGTTTTTCCCTTGTATCAATTTGTATATCCATTTAATCAACTCCTAGTTAAACGGCAGCTCTTCATCAATTCCATCCGGGATATTCATGAATCCATCAGCGTCCGGCGAAGGCATCTGCGCATGTCCTTCCTGATAATCTCTATAGGCCTTCGTTTCCGACTCTCTCGGAATCTGAGCCTCCGCAACCTTATCAATCGACATGAACCACCGGAAGACTCGCTTGTCCAGTACTTTACCGTCGTAATAGTCTTTTTGTGGACCGAACACGCCTCCGATCAGCTTGTTCTTCATGCCGACAATATCAAGTGTTCCATCTGGTTTCCAACACTCAAACCCGGCATTGGAATGTTCGGTGCATGTGCACAGTGTCTTTAACTGCGACGTGCAATTCCCCTCAGCATCTTCTGCGACAACATAAGCCGTTCCCTGATTCGGCCATTTCTTATCTGGCCGGATATCATTTTTAAAAGATTCCATGAAATATCCTGCCTGCTTATCTCCCGGAGCAAAGTCGAAATAAACCGCTAGCATCGGTCTGTTCGTCTTAGTCATTCGCTCCTCAACGCTTTTGATCACCATCTTATGTCCGCCCAACTCCACCGGTGTATATTCGCCTTGAACTTTCGCCTCGTCATAATTATTCGGTCTTCTCATTCTGTTCCGTTCCTCCCATTTCGTAATAATCTCTGATGGCTTTTTCCACCAAAAGAATGTCGTTATCAATCGTCAGGCCCTCAAACATTCCGATCGGCGACTTACTTACTGCCCCATCTGTTGCCTGCGTCACAAACAGGTGCTTACCGGATTCCACAATACACCGCAGAACAATGGTAAACATGCCTTCCACGCAGACTTTTTCGTCCAGCAGCTTTCCGATCGTCTTCGGCTTGATCTCGCCTAAATCGTTGGATTCCTCGTGCATGATCATATACACGATTTTATCTGCCGGTACCTTGGTGGAAATGAACTGGATCAGGTTCCAGAAATGATCCCCGATCTGGTTGTATAAGGTAAACACTCCGTTTCCCGCTCCGGCAGAGCTATGCTTGTTCATGAACATGTTGGTGATCAGGTATCCTGCATCATCGATCACGATGTTTTTTGCCCTGGACGCGATCAGCAACTTCATGATCTGCTGATAGTCATCGGAATGCCAGCCATTTATCTTCCCTTTGAATGGAAGTGGCTTGTCCAGAACCCGGATCAGGTTCCAATCATCATTTCCTACACAGTTCCGGAGGCTTGTGCTTTTGCCCATTCCGGATCTTCCAATAATCAAAACTGGGATTGCCATGTTTTACGCCTCCTTTTCTTCCTGGACCTGAGAAATGAAGAACTCAACGGTTCCGATGCTGTATTTCTTAAACATATCAACAATATCATTGATCTCCGCCAAGTCTTCTGCCTCGAAAATTACATCCTCTACTCGCTCATAATCATATTCCGACATATATGTCTGCTTTGCCTTTAATTTCCACATACGCTCCCCTCCTTATCTAATCCGCAGACTTTCTGTCTGTGTCAGATGCGCCCAGTCTGCTTCGTTTTCTTTCAGCCACTGCTTGATTGCTGTCCGGTTTAACTTTGGTTCCTGTGCAACCCAGTACTCTTCCGGGATCTGATCTTCCTGATCGATTACAACCGCCGGCGGGTTCTTCTGAATACCAAAGCTGAACAGATCTGTCTTAAATTTTCTCTTTCCGGTATCAATCATAGATTTCTCAATCTGCTGCTTGATCCGCTTGATGTTATTGTTCAGCACATCTTTCTTTTGCTTCAGACGCTCCATCTCTCGATCGATCAGGTCTATCTTTCCGCCAAGCTCCGTCATGACCTTTGCGCAATTTTCTGCTTTGATCTCCAGTTCTCCGTCTACTCCCTCCAGTGTGTCCTTCAGAACTTCCGGATCCACCGAATCATCTTCCATCATGTCCAGTAACTGTCTGTATTCCTCTGTTAATTCGTATAATGTTGCCATTCCATTCCTACTCCTTCTGCATCGTCTTATTTAATTCCATGTGTTTCATTGCTTCCAGGATCAGTTCCGATGCCAGCTTTTTCATCGGGATTCCCATCTCTCCCGAAATCTCGGCCAGTCGATCATAAGTTTCCCGCTCCAGTCTCGTCACCGGCTGCTTGTCCTTAGACGAGTGTGTTTTCTTCTTGACCGAAATGTTTATGATCCATTTCTCTTCCATCTTCTACCTCCATGTATATAGCAGCTTTTTTCTTCCTCCGCTGCATCTCGTTTACCTCCTGCCGGACGATCCGTTCCTGATCCGCCCAGTCGAGAAAATCATCGTCATCCCAGTCTTCTCTACGCATCATTTTTCTGTAACCCCTGAAAATCTTTCAGCATCTTATTCATCCACTGTTCAGAATCTCTGTCCCCAAGTCCTGTGATGTCCTCTCCCAATGCCAGACACAGAATCGCATCGCCAACGATTGGCTGCCCGTGCTCATCCGTTCCGTAAAATCCGGAAGCTACCGCATTGAAAGGAAGTCCCTTAATGATTCCCTCTTCATCCACCAGCATGATAACCGGTGCTTTAAAATAATCGAGTAATCGCTTTGTTCTCACAGTTTCGAAATGTCCTCCGATCTCTTTCTGAATCGCCTTGTAACTTTTGAAATCCAGATCAATGATAGAAATCTTGTTATCTGTCGTAATTTTTATCGTCTCCATTTGACTTATTTCCTTTCTTTTCCTATAATGTAATTGACTTATTTTCTTGAGCGCCCAAAGCTTGCCGGCTTATGTGGGTGCTCTTTTTTATCCCAGTAGCAGAATCACTGCTGACGGGAACAGAGTTATTGCTCCGACCACAATCATTACCTCCAACAGGATCACGGCCAACTCTTTTACATCTTCCCATTCCATGCTTGTCCTCCTTTCTACCGCCTCAGGCGGTCTTTATCTTTTGCAATAGACACCTGGTAATAAACTCGGAATAATTCCGTATGATTCTTGCTGTCTGTTCCGGCGTCTGATCCTTGTAAGCTTCATCATCAAAATGATATGTTCCGTCCCTGATTGATATTGTTTCTACTACCATCTATCCACCTCCCTGATTATGTTTATGTGCTACGGTTTGTACTTGTTGCAGACATCTGGTATAATTTTCCTATCAAATGATGAAAGGAATGATTTTATGGTCACTAACATTAACGCTTATGACTTAAACCCAGCACGCTTTACTGGACCTCGGAATTTTTATATAGACTTACCTCATATATGTCCATGTTGCTCTACCGCTTACTCATCTAATCCAAGTTTTTCAGGTTTTTTTGAAAATACATTGGGCACAATACATCTATATAGCTTATTTTTCTGTCCTGCATGTGAAGATGCTTTTCTTGTTACCTATGACTTTATTGACGATATCGACCATAATAAATGTGTTGGTAATATTGCTGTTCAATATCCATTTCCAAATAACACCACTTCGTTTTCTAATAAACTTTCTGAACTATCACCCAAGTTCGTAGAAATTTATCACCAAGCCGAACAAGCCGAAAATGCTGGATTATCAGAACTTTGTGGTATTGGCTATCGAAAAGCCCTTGAATTTCTTGTAAAAGACTATGCTATAGCACAACATCCTGATAAGGAATCAGAAATCATATCTTCTTTTTTAGGAAAATGTATCCAGGAATACATTGACAACCCTAAAATCAAAGCTCTGGCAACAGCTTCTACTTGGATTGGAAACGATGAAACCCATTATGTTCGTAAGCACGAAAATTACAATGTGCAAGATTTAAAGCGCTTTTTAACTACCACAATTGCATATGTTGAATGTGAACTTAATCTTGCTGAAGCTTTTGATTTTTTGAGTGGTTCTCAATAATATTCTGCAAGCGCTTTGACTCCCATATAACCTGATCGGAAAGCAATTGCGGGTCTGGATCTCTTTCAGCAAGAAGATTTTCCTCTATATCCCAGTACTGCGTAATCTCGCGTACTGGGTCTTTTTCTATTCCTAGTCCACGTTTTGCTTTTACCTCGATTACTTTAATCACTTTTACGCTGTTGGGACCATCTAATCTATTTATCTACCCCCTCCCTACTCACTGCTTTGTGTGTCTGTGGAGAACAAATACGATAACTCCATCCCTGGGAAGTAAGTATCCCTCACTTTTACACATTCTGAATATCCCCAGTCTGATTCTCCATTAAATCTGGAATGTATTGTTCTGTACGATAAATTAAGCAACGTTGCTATATCATGTCTGGTTATCTTTTTTCTCTTCATTTCTGCCTCTAAATTATCCAATCTAACTTCAGGCATCTTCTCACCTCCCTTTATTGCGGAATTGCGCAATTCGTATTTTTACTATATTGCATTATTGCGCAATTGTCAACAATTTATTTGCAAAATTTTGCAATTTTCTATTTACATTCATAACGCAATATTGTAATATCAAATCAAGCAAGGAGGTAAGAATATGGATCAGCGAGCAAAACTACTAAGAAACTTAATGGAAGAACAAAATATGAAGGTATCTGACATTGTAAAAAGATCGGGACTGCCATATTCTACTGTAAAAGCAATATTGGAACGTGGTGCTGAAAAAGCTGGATATGTAAATGTATGTAAGATATGCAATGCTCTCGGAATCAGTGCAGATGAACTGGAGCGGATGGTTGCGGATCAGAATTATGAGCCTACTACCCTCGCCGCACACTTCGATGGCGATGATTATACAGAAGACGAACTGGACGAAATTAAGCAGTTTGCTCAGTTCGTAAAGAATAGAAAGCAGTCCTAATTATTGGACAGCTTATCAGATATACTTGAGTGGGAGGTGCTTATATGAACACATACGAATGTTTACAGGACGAAGCCTGCGAGGACGGTATAGAAGTTGTGGACTATACATTTGAAAGTGACCGGATTAAGGGATTGTATTGTGATGGTGTTGTAGCCATCCGAGAAGATATGACGATTCCAGAGAAAGCTTGTGCACTGGCAGAAGAAATGGGACATCACGGAACCTCTTACGGGAATATCATAGATATGGATTCCGTACAGAACCGTAAACAGGAACGTCAGGCACGCTTGCACGGATATAATCGCCTGATCGGACTCGCAGGGCTGGTCGAAGCCTATGAACACGGCTGCCAGAACCGGTATGAGATTGCAGAGTTTTTGGAAGTTACGGATGAATTTCTGGAAGACTGCATTAGCTGCTATCGAGATAAGTATGGGGAGTGCAAAACTGTAGATAACTACACAATTTATTTTATCCCTAACTTGATGATATTTAAGAAAATATAGAATCGAGGTGATTTTATGGGATTTTTTGATGCATTTAAACCCAAAGACACTTCTTCATCTTCCAAAATTATAGACAGAAAATCTATTCCAGCCGAACAAATAGATAAAATGCAACGTATCAAAGCCAGCAACTGTTATCGTCAAAGACTTTATAAAACCTTTTATAAAGGATATCCTGAAATGCCATTTATTTCTCAAGATAGAGAATTAAACACCAACTGGATCGAGCAAGCCAAAATGTTTGGCGTTACTCCTACAAAAGAAGCGATGACACGATATTCTGATGGTTTATTGCCTGGACATGTTTATCTGTTGTATTGGCTAAAGAAATATACCAACCAAAAGGCCCCCTCGTACTTCGAATATAAATACGGTATAGATTTTTATAAAGAAAAGAAGTTATTAACTCAGAACGGTTATTTGGAAAATTCCAAGCCTACCCACAAAGGCGAACTTGCAATCAATACTCATCATGATGTCATTGTTAAACATGATTCGAAATTTCAAGTAACTTTATCAGATAATGCTGATTTAAGTAAATTAAAAGATCCTGCTGATATTAACTTAAACGCAAGGGAATTGGAGAAGCAAGGTGATATAGATACTGCTATAACGCTCTACGAAAAAAATGTTTCTCACCGTTTTGTCGGTAATTATCCTTATGATAGACTCGCCATTATCTACAGGAAGAAAAAAGACTATGCTAATGAAATCCGTGTTCTTAAAACAGCAATTGATGTTTTTACACATGATGTTCCTGTTACACGTTCAGATCGTTCTGTCAAGTTAACACGTTTCAAAGAACGTCTAGCAAAAGCAAAAAAATTAAAGATGAATAATTAGAAAATTCTTTGATAACAATCTTCCTAAGTACGGAATCGGAACGACCGTGGATAATTACTACATTGCGTTTATCCCGCATTTGATGGTAGGGAAGATAAAATAAAAATAGACGCCTTTTTTATAAGAATATGAGTTCAAAAAACACTTAGAATTGGTACACTCTGTAAATATCATTTTGGTACAATGTGGAAAATTATTTTTGCAAAATGATAAGCATTTTTTTGTAGAATACTTGACAAGATTCTTGCGTATGATATAATATCACTAATTAGTGAATGACTGGGGTCCAGTTGCAGAAGAGTCTTGAGGTAGAAATGCTTCAGGGCTCTTTTTGCATAATTAACGAAAGGAAAAGATTATGTGCAATAAAATAATTGCAGAATTCACTACTATAGATGAACAAATTGAAATTTTAAAGAGACGACATCTTTTGTTCTTAGACGAAAAACTCGCAAGAGATTCGTTACAAGCTTATGGATATTACACCCTAATCAACGGCTACAAAGAACCCTATGTCTATCTTGATGAAGATGGAAATGAATTTTATAAAGAAGGCACTTATTTCGAACAAATTTGCTCTCTCTTTAATCTTGATGCCGAACTCCGTTACGCGGTTTTAACTTCTATGCTTGCTCTAGAAGACCATTTACGCTCTGTAACATCCTATGTTATAGGTGAACACTTTGGATCAGACGACTCGGTTTACTTAAATCGAGAAAACTACAAAGATCGACCTGTTTCAAATAAAAATTTTTCTTTGGATTCTATTCTTGATACGATGCAGCATACATTACGTTCCAACAGAGAGCCTATTCTATATCACCGACAACATTATAATAATGTTCCTCCGTGGATTCTCGTAAAAGGGCTTTATATGAATACACTTGTTAACTTTATACGCTTTCAAAAGAAATATGTTAAAGAAGAAATGCTTCATATTATCTATGGAATCTCTCCTGAAGTAGCTGCTTTAGATTCCGTAAAGGAATTGTTTATGAGTACACTCTTTATTTCATTAGATTATAGGAATATGGCAGCTCATGGTGGGCGCACATACAATTTTGCTCCACATTCAAAATTAAGATTAAATAATTCTTTGATCAAGGAATTATCAACGGTTCTTGATTGCCCTGTCCTAACGCAGAAAACCTGCAACATTAATCAGTTATTTTACTTATTACGATTATTCCGATTAGAACCACTTCATCTAAATATGTTAACCGCTTTAGAAAAGGAGGTAAGTCGTCATTGTACCCTGTTTCCGAATGATATCCATTACATCCAAGACGCTACTGGAGTACTCTTCGATCTCGAAATAACTGAAGATAAATAATATTCATAATAAAAAACCGCCCCTGCGCCAACAGGAACGGTTTCCCCATAATCAATATGAGGACGTATATAACGTATATATCCGAAGAGATACATACAATACTCACAAAAATATTGTATCATCTTCGGGCAGCTATCGCAAGCGGAACACCCGTTCCTCGCTGGCTGTTATTTTTATACCCATTTTTGTGCGACGTCGCACATATACTTAGGAAGGTGATGTTATGAAAAATGAATACTGTATCTATCTGAGGAAATCCCGTGGTGATTCCGCTCTTGAAGCTATGGGCGTAGATGTCCTGGAACGGCATGAGCGCACACTCCTGGATCTGGCCAAACAGATGAATCTGTCGATCACTGCAATCTACCGTGAAGTGGTTTCTGGTGACTCTATTTCTGCCCGTCCTGAAATGCAAAAACTTCTGGCTGAGGTGGAATCCGGCAAATGGAAAGGCGTACTGGTTATGGAAGTAGAACGTCTGGCCAGAGGCGACACCATCGATCAGGGCATTGTTCAAAGAGCATTCCAGTACACGGATACTCTGATCGTAACGCCAGTCAAAGTCTACAATCCTGCCAATGAATTCGATGAAGAATACTTTGAATTTGGATTATTCATGTCACGCCGGGAATATAAAACCATCAAGCGCCGGATGCAAGCCGGTCGTTATGCTGCAGCCAAAGAAGGAAAATGGCCATTTAATGCAGCACCTTATGGTTTCCGCAGATTCAAGCTCTCAAAAGAAAAAGGGTGGACACTTGTACCGGAAGAAGAAGAGGTTCCTGTTGTGCGTCTGGTATATGCACGTTACACCGGCCCCGATCGCGTTGGCGTGACCACGATCCGCAGATATCTGAATGACCGCCAAATGTTCACGCGCTCCGGTAAATTGTGGACAGACAGCATGATCCGGGAAATGCTGGCAAATCCGGTATATGATCAGATGGTCGCAATCGGTCGGCGGAAACAAATCACTGCACTGGAAGACGGGCAACCGGTAAAGAAACGTCCCCGTTGTGATAATTACGAAGTATATCAGGGCAGACACCCTCGTATCATTGATCACGATGTCTGGATGGAAGCACAGAGCTACCTTGGAAGAGGAAAACCTAAACTTCCGGAGCAGTACAGCGTAAAAAATCCACTGGCCGGATTGATTGTGTGCAGCCAGTGTAAAAAGAAAATGCTCCGTCGTCCTGCTGCTCTGACCGGAAATAAACATGGTGCTCCTTACGATTCGATTTTATGCAATACACAAGGCTGTCCAACCGTAGGATGCAGTCTGGATCTGTTGGAACATTCCGTCATCGATGCGTTGAGTGAATGGGTAAAGGATTATGAATTGGATCATGTCATTCCAGAAAGTAAAGTCCCGGAACTAACAGATCTCCTAGGATCCACTGAAAAAGAAAAGGCTGCTCTTCTCTCCCAGAAAGAAAACCTTTTCAATCTTCTGGAACAGGGCGTGTACTCCTCTGAGGTCTTTCTGGAACGCTCCCACGTCCTTCAGGAGCGCATTAATGCTGTGGATGATAAAATCCTCGACTTACAAAAAGAGATCGAATATGAGAAAAATAACGATGCTCACATCCATAGTTTTATTCCATCCTGCAAAGGTCTGCTCTCCTGTTATTGGGATTTATCAGTTGAGGAAAAGAATAAAGCTTTGAAAATGCTATTGCATAGTGTAGAATATAAGAAGTTAAAGAGAAACAAGAAAGGACACAAAGATGATGCGTCCTTTGAACTAACTATAAAGCCTCGAATCCCGCGTATTTAG